GTTTTTCATTGTATTCAAGTTGAATTACAAATTTGTGAAATCTTGGCATATTATCTACGTTTATTTGCACAGCCGCAGCCGCGTTTTGGGGTTACTGTTCTTTGAATTGGTTGTGCTGGTTCTGATACGTGAATAGTACCGAGATAGTTATAATTACCTGTTTGCTGTTCGGTGTACCATTGCGCGGGCGTAAATTGGTATTCAGTACCGTTTGTTTTATGCTTTGCTTTTATTACTAACATGCTATAATTCTATTAGTGTAAAGTTAATAAGTTGATTAGGCTGAAATATTTTGATAGCTTCGAACCATCTCACATCAGGAACAACTAAACAACCAGCTGACCAACTATCAACAGCATGACCGATGCCGCCACGATGAAAGTTGATGCCGTACCAACCTTTTGTTTTAACTGTTTTATCTAATTTGCGGTCACGTGTATTATCGCGAAAAATCTCTATTGCACCCGCTTGAAAAAAGTAAGGAGCATTTAACCAAAGGTGTTTCCAATCACGTGCAGTAACAAACTTATGCGAGCCGATCACTTGCTGTTCACATGCAACCGCGCTACCTGTAATGCCACCAACCGTAAGCGGATTAAATACAATGAAATCGCCGGGTGTAGTGCTACATGGTAATATCATATCGGCCACGCGGTTATTAAACCTGATGCAATAATCAGAAAACTTATTATCGAATGTTTGGTCTGTTCGTACCCAAACAAGGTCGTTAACTGGCTGAACCCAACCTCGCTTTTTCATTTCACGGTCAATAAACGTCTTTGCTGCTGATAGAGTATATGGCCCAACTATGCCATCAATGGCACCGTGATAAAAATCTCTATCTTTAAGTATTTTTTGAAAGTTTTTCATGTGTTAAAATAATATATCGCCTTTTAAAAATGATTTTCTTTGTTCATCTGTCAGTAAATCTAACTCATTATACTTTTTGCCTGTTTTAATGGCATTTTTAATGTTTTGTTCTAAAATATCTGGTTTATTCCAAAACATACCTATAATAACAGGTTCTTCATTAAATTTTAAAATATAATCAATTATATATTGTGCTTGCTTATTTTCGCTTACAAAAAAATCATTTAAATCCATTTTATAATGTTTTTACTATATTTAAAAATTCTTTATATAAGTTAGGATAATATTTTTTTATGTTTTCTATTGCAGCTTTATCTTTTAATGACCACGCTTGAAATATATTTGCAAAATTTTCTGAATGCCTTAAATTTATACTTTTATAATATTTTTTCCCATGACCATACATACTATATTTTTCATAAAAAACACCACCAGACATCGCATCTAAAATATCAGATGCTCCATAATATTCACTTTTACCTTTCCATTCTTTTTTTAATTCATCAAAAATATTTTTACCTTTAAATAATTCTTTTAAATGTAATAAATCATCATCATAAGCTTTTGTAAATTCTTTTTTTAATGATAATTTTTTACCCGTTGAATCTATAAAATGACCATATTCATGCATAAATACATTTTTATTTGCATCTTTTTGCATTCCAATTATATTAAAATTTGTGTCATAATATGAATATTTTTTTGATTCAAATATATTATTTGGTTTTGGTAATTTATTTATTAACTCTTTTGCTTCATCTGATATTTCATCATTATTAACAAAATTATCATATTTTTTATCAAAACCTAATTCAACTTTCGGCACTTCTTTTGGTTTTTCCTCTTTAATATAATTAGCCGATCGTACAGGGTAAGCGATATGCCTACAATTATAACCGCCGCGATTTTGGCAAAAGTTTTCGGGCGTTGTATCGGGTATCATACCTGTACCGTTATTATCAGCCCAATCTATTTCATCTTGCAAATCTTCAAATAATATCAAACCTAATTTACCGTTTTTTGTTTCTTGAACCCACCTTTCACATTGTGCGCGGCTATCTTTAACAATAGAACCAACGTAAAGCAAAGCATCTAATTTATAAGACTTTCGCACCGCTTCATTTACCACACCATCATATTGTAATAACGCGTCACGTGAGGCCTGTAAACTAATTCTTTTTAATACACCTTGTCGCGCTTCACTTGTTGTTAATTGACCTGCAATCGAAGTAACAACATCTGTTAAACTGCTGCCTTGATTTACTGCAATTAGCAATTCATTTTTAAGCGGGTTTATTAGGTTTACGTTTAAGCCTTGGCCCTGCATTGCAGCTATAACATTATTAACAGCATATCTTCTAAATGGATTCAAAAAACTTTTTGTTATATCAATGCCGTTTAATTCTTGTTGTGCAAGCTGTGTATTAGCGCCAATTTCGTCAAAGTTTTCTAAGAAACCCGAAACCATTACATTATATCCAGCCTTTTCTAAAAACCTATTAACAGCTGTTTTAAACGAACTTAAACGCGCTATGTTTTCTTTTGACCTTACTAAATTGCCCGATGTTGTTCTAAACTTATTAAGCCAGTCAACTACTTGTTTTACAAATTTAGGTTCTACTTTATCAAACCGCTTTTGTAAAATTTCAAGTGCTTTGTCGTTAATTCGTTCGGGTTTATTGAAATCCATTATTCAGCATTATTAAATTCATCCATATTAACTTCTGGTATTACATTACTTGCAACAGCATCAAAACGCGGCGCTAACTTTGCATCAATAGCATTCTTAATAGCTGTGTAATCGCTGTTCATAATATCAAATCCTTCATCATAATACAATTCAGTAACAGCATCAAAAACGAATTGAGCACTTATTGCATCCTTTTCAGTTATTTGGCCACTTGCTAAAAGCTGTACACGTTCATCTACTGTATAAAGATAAGCACTATTATACATTGCGCAAATGGTAGCTATTTGGCGCGCTATTGCATCAGCATTGTAACGGCGGTCAACATAGCTAATATAACTTTCATAACGTATAGCAGTCGGCAAACCCTTTTGCGATAGTGCAAATTCAGCCATTAGTTCTGTTTCGGTTTTAAGGTCAAAACTAATAGGCGCGTTTACCATTATCGGGCTTTCAGTATCCATAAATACAATAGCCTGAATAATTTTTAACACATCTTTGTAACGCGCATAAACGTCATCGCTAATTTTACCAACTTCAATATATTCAGGTTCGCGGTCCATTTCTTTAGCAACACCCGATTGTGCTGATTTTAAAGAACGGTTGATATTTAGTACTTGTTCGGCTTTGCCTAATGCTTCGGTTGCTACCTTGTTAGTTTCTTGAATAGTAGAAACATCAGGGCTGTAATAGCGTATCGGTTCAACTTGTTGCTTATCTGAATCGCCAAACTTCGAAGTAGTAGGATTTAAATTATAGGCTGCAAGCGGTGTTATGCTTAACGTTTTGCCGTGACCGCTACATGTTTTGCAAGTTATGCTATTATCGTAATTATTTGGATCAGGTACGCGGCCTACACCATTACAACTGTTACAATCAACACCTTCAACAAATTTAATAGGAAAGCATGTAGCTAACATTACAGATTTGTGCTGATTATCAAAAATAGCAGCATCATTAAGATAAGGTATCGCAGGGCTAAAATCAGACTTATAAATTTTAAACGTATTGCCATAAGTATCATATTTAGGTACAACGCGACCGCCTAAAGTTACCCACGGCATTACACCGCTGTTGTGTTCATAAATAACCTCAAACATTGTCTTATCGCCATAGGCGCGGGCCTGTGCGTAAAACATATCGGTAACAATGTGATAGTATAGCGGGTTTTCAATACCTAATGTAGCATATTTATTTTTTGATATGACTTTATATATTAGTAGTCTGTATTCAGGGTCATTAAAAACAATCCTATCAGACTGTATTACTTTCATATCTACATTAACGCGCACGTTATCGGTTTCAATACCTTCACCTTTAGGTTCGATAAGTAAAACGGCGTTAGGGTCAAGTACGCGGTTCGGAATAAAAACAGAAAATACAAATGACTGTAAATTATTTTCGCCAAACTTTTCATTTTCGGCAAATTGCTGCATGTCCATATTTTCAAACCTAACAGAATGTTTAGCAGAACTTAGAAGCCTATGCAGTTCGGTTATTGCCTTAACCAATGGCGATTCTGTTTTAGGCTGATATGTATTTTTACGATAGTTTAATATCTGTTCATCTTCATTCGGAAATGCTTTATCTAACGCGGGCGGCACTTCACCGTAGAAGTGTGGCTTAATGCTTTCATAAATACGCTTCCAATCCGCTTTGAATGGGTGTACAGGCGGATTTAGTATTGTAGCATTTACAGTATTTAAAAATTCGTAAAACTGTTCTATGTTCATTCTATTTAATTTTAAATAGGGCGGCTATGTTATATAACCGCCCTTATAAATACTATGGTGTAATTGTAATTACAAGTGAACCAGTTACGCCCGAAGCATCGTTAGCCGTTGCGATAACAGTAACTAAGCCTGCGCCCGTAGCAGTAAGCAAACCACCACTGCTAATAGTTGCCGTACCTGTGCCGTTAACAACAGACCAAGTAACAGATGTATCAGTAGCGGTTAAAGGTGATATAGTTGATATCATTTGCAAAGTAGCACCATCAGCAACAGTTGTTACGTTACCTGTACCTGTTACAATGATACCAGT